CCGGGCCTGCAGTCCGGACACCTGCGCCGCGGCGGCGATCTTGTTCCCCGCCTCGATCCATGAGTCGCCGTACCGAATGACCTCGCGGGTGCCGAGCGTCCCGACCAGCGGCCCAAGGAGGTTCTGCAGGCCGCCGATGGAATTGCGCATCCGGCGACCGAGGTCGTCGAATGACTTAGCGTTGCGAGCATTCATCTGCTCGAAGCGCCGCTCCGTAGCAGCCGCGAAAGAACTGATCTGCTTGTTGACCTGTACAAGCGAGTTCTGTAGCTTGCGGCTCTGCGCCTCCAAGACAATAATCAGCTTCGTATTGTCGTCGGCCATAGTATTGCTTCCAACTATACTAGCTGTTGCTTAGAAGCCCTCGATACCGAGGGCGGCCGCGTCTTCATCGGACATCGGCGGCGGCGTCGCGTCTTCGCTCTGGTGAGCGGCTTTCCAGCCGTCCATGCACGCCTGGAAATGCCAGATCGTCATGCGGTCGATTTCGGACGGCGGCAGGCCGATTACGACGCCGGCTCCGTAGAACCGGCTGAAGCGCCACTTGCCTCTGGCGAGGGGGGCGGCGTCGCTCCCTCCCCCGCCTGCGCTTCCCCCACCTGGTCGTCGCCCCTGTCGTAGAGGGAAGCGGACAGCACGAGCGCTGCCGTGAGTACGGACAGGCTAAGCGGCCGCTCCTCGACGTGTTGCGTAGTCAGGCGGCGGGCCTCGTCTTTCGACATGCCGCCGCCCTCGAGGCCGAGCCGGATCGGCTGGATGACGTCATCGACGCGCCATTGGCCGGTTCGCAGGCGATTGAGTACCCATTCCGGGCCGGCATCGCAGCGGTCCTGCAATGCACGCAGGAGGCCAATGGTGAGCAAGAAATCATGCTCGCCACCGGCCCACGAGATGGATACCGGGAGCATAAACTACGCCTTCATCGCGCGCGTCGGGACGCCATCGAACTCGATCGCGAGTTCGGCGGTCACCTTGGTGCCGCGTTCGGCCTGATTGGAGAGAGAGACGAGATAGGCGTTGCCGGTCTCGTATTCGGTCTCGCCGCTCGCCGCGTTGGCGTGGTAGATGCGGACAGACTTGGTCGCGCCGGATTCCCACCATGCAAGCAGCTTCTCGTGGCTCTCCTGCGACCACACGCCGGACGCCGAGATGGTGGCTTCCTGGCTCTGGACGGCGCGCTGAACCTCGGCGGGCAGGGTTTCATCGTCGCAATCGGGCACCTCCGACGTCGACATCGAATTCTGGCGGTTGATGCCGCGCGAAGTGAGTCCGCAGACCTTGGCGTAGGTGCCGGATGCGGCGACCCACTCCACTTCCAAGACCATCTGGGCAAACGTTGCAGTAGTGGCTCTCGCCATTTTTGGGGCTCCTAATGAAGAAGCCCCGCTCAATGGCGGGGCTCATGTGGTGGTTGGGGGCAGGCGCGGTATGTTGCAGACGCGCGTTAGGCTTTGCGGCGCCGTCGCTTGGGAGGCGCAGTGGCGGCAGTTGCCTGCCACCGAGTCGCGGCGCCAGCCGCTACGGCCGCGTCGACGAAGTCATGGACGCGTGACTGCGGCGTCTCGCTTGGTTTCGCATTGAACGAAAACCGCGACTTTGGGCGACGCCAGTTGAACTCTCGGTGGAACACGGCCCACGCCATTTCTTCATCCATGTCACAGCGCCTCGACCGTGAATGAGAATTGCATCGCGGCGTGGTTTGTCTCGCCGTCCGGGTCACGCAAATACCGGACATTCTCCAGTTGGCACTCGACGAATGCGTTGTCGGTCAACTCGAGGTCGCGATTGTGCAGCGCCGCCTTGACCGCATGGGCAATGCGCTTGCACTCGGGCATGCCGGGCTTACGCGACCAGCAGTCGAGTTGCACCGAATGTATCTCGCCGTCGATACAGTCGGCATCATCCACGATCACGTCGCTGGGGCCGAGGCTGACATAGGCCAGTTTCGCGCCCCACGGGTCGGTCGGGATGCTGTCGTAAACACCATTGACCAGCACCATGACGGCCGCGTCGGCCTTAAGCGTCTGGACGATCAAGACCTGAAGTTCGAGCGCGGGGGGGGTCACTTCTTCGCCTCCTCAACGGCCAACCGCACGGCCTTGGATGCGCGGCGCTTGATCTTGGTCTTCGACTGACGATAGCTCGGGAAGAAGAAGGGGTTGGCGAGCATATCTTGGGTGCCCAGCTCCTGCGCCATCGCATAATCGTAGGTCGCGCTCTGCCCTTTCCGCACCGGCTTCGTGGTAGTCGGGCCGCCGGCCTTTACCAGGGCGCCTATACCGCCCTTGGTGAACGGCTCGACGCGGATGGAAGCCTTCAGCGTGCCGTCTTTTTCGGGGGCGCGCGAGCGCTGCAGGTCGGCAAGTTCATTCGCCGACTGCGTCATGCTGGCTTGCAGTTTCGCCTTGGCCGTCTTGGGCAACTTTTCCAGCACGCGACGCAGCGCCTGGCGGCCTAGCACATACCGACTAGCCATCGGTCACCTCCGTGCCAGCAATGCCTTCGACGATCAGCATGTCGATGTAGTCCTTGCGCGGGCGAGGGACGTGCGTGGTGATCGCAAAAGCCTTCCCGGTACGGACGTCGCGGCAACGCCAATCTGTCGTCACGGCGGCCGCCTTGGACGAGTAGCGGACGGTCGCGATGTAAGGTTGGCGCCCCTCTAGCCGCGCCGCCTGCACAGCCTCCCCGCCGCGCAGGGCAAGCAGGCCGGCTGCCGTCCTGAACCGCTCCGTCCACGTCCCGATCTCATTGCCGGCGCCGTCGTCGATCACGGTTCGCTCGTCGAAGGCAAACTTCTCGCGGAGCGGCCCGGCGCCAGCCCTCGTGTCTGGCCGAAAGGCGCCGGTAGCCATTACACAAGCACGACGTTCGGAGCCTGGATGCTCACGTTGATCTGCGTCGTCGAGATGCCCATGCCGATAATCGAGGGGTAGTCGCCGGGCGCGACGTCCGCCACGGGGCAAATGCCGCCCGGCGTGCCGGAAAGGTAGTAGGCGACGCCGGCGGCAACGACGGCTCCGATGGTAAGCGGCCCCGATTTGTGGATGGCTAGCGGCTGGCCGTCGGACGCGCTGTTGAGCGCAATGCCCCGCGGCTTCCTAACCGCGGCAGTGACGGAGTCCGTATCAGCGAGCAGGTATCGGCCGGTGGTAACCTCGTCGAGATACACGACCTGGCCGGCAGTGATCGAGGCTCCCGCCGTGCCATGTTCAACAACACCGCCGTCAGCGGTGGCAACATCTGCGGCAGTGATAACGAGGTCTACCATTGGTGGCTCCTAAAGCAAGGCAGCGTCAGGCGCCGCGACGGAAATTGGAAAGCAGGTTGTCGAAGGTGGTTCGCCCGTCGATCTCGACGGGCTCGCGGTTCTCGTAGGATTCCGCGATGTGGACGAGCATCGCGTGCTTGACCGGCGCCGGCAGGTCGGCACCGAGAACCGCCGTGACCGTGATGCGCGACCCCGGTCGGATGGCAGGCCAAACCTGCCCATATTTCAGGACGATCGACGCCTCCATGTCGTCCAATCGCTCTTCGTAGACGTCGGCGCCCAACGTCTGCGTGACGCCCACGGAGTCGACGTAAGAGACCGACGAGATGGACGCCACCGGCGCCAACGGGAGCCGATCGAAGTCAGCAAACGCGTCGCACTTGATCTCGACCGTTCTCGTCGCCCACGTCGCGTTGCAGTACCGCTCGACGTATTCGCGGGCGACGGTAATGAGTCGATCCAGAAGCGCGTCATCGTCGTCGAAGTCGATGCGGGATTGCGCCTTCACATCCGCCGCGCTGATCGGCTCACTCGCGACCGCTACCGTTACGGATGCCGGATACCACATTGGCTTTTCCCTTGGACTTCACCCGCCGCTCCGGCGCTACCGGGGACACAACGGCCCGCTCGACCTGCCGCTCGGCGACAGGCGCCGCAAAGCCCGCAGCGACGATGCGCAGCGCCTCGTCCTGCGGGAAGTCGCGCTCGTCTCCGGGGGCAAGTGAATACTCAGGCCCGGAGAGGCCGACCAACATACGGATGCGCATTTTACGTGCCGGCGCTTATGGTCAGGACGCCCGCGTTGCTGTAGAGGGCGCCGGCCTTGGCCGGGTCCGCGGTCGGGATGCCGGTGACGATGATGTCTCCGGCAGAATCGATCGTGAACGTCGTGTCGCCGCGCACGATGACAGCGCCAGCCACCGCAACCTCGCGGTCACCGCCGTTGTCCTTGTAGATCTTCGTATTATAGCTCATTCATCTTCTCCAGGTTGAGGCGAGGCGGGCCGAAGCCCGCCCCAGTTCCGTTTACGCCTGGATCAGGTGCTTCACGGCGGCGGTGTCGCCGAGTTCGCCGTCGAAGTAGATCAGGCCGGCGATGCCGAGGTCGGGCCAGAAGCGCTCGCGCAGCACGCCGATCAGCGGCGAGCCGACCTTGCGGACGAAGTACTTGCCGAAGTCGCCGAACAGCATGGTCTTGTTGCCGGACGCGAGGTTCGCCATGGCCTGGTTGATGCTGTAGCGGTAGCCGAGGATGGTGCCCGGAACGCCATGCTGCACGTCGCCAGCGGTCCAGATGTACTGTCCGTTGCCGTCCTTCAGCTTGCGGA